TGAAATAAAAGACGTTTAATCATTTACAAACTTAAACTTATGTGGTAATATTAAAAATATTATCAACACGAGATACGTCATGAAGATTGAAGATATTGTTGAGATGTGGACAAGTGACACGAAGATTGATAGCACTGAGCTAGCATCTGAAAGTTTAAAGATCCCTGCACTACATAATAAATATTATCGTGTATTCTTAGAGGAAAGACTTCGTCTTAAAAAGATGGAGTCAGAGATGAAAGCTCTAAAACTAGATAAGTATGAGTTTTATACTCTTGGACCTACTAAAGAATCACAAGAAAAAGGTTGGCAATTGCCAGCTAAAGGTATTATCTTAAAACAAGATATTCCAATGTACATGGATGCTGATAAAGATATCATAGAGATGAATCTTAAAGTAGCATACCAAAATGAAAAAGTAGAGTTATTAGAGACTATTATTAAGTCTATAAGTAATAGAAACTTTATCATTAAGAATGCAATAGATTGGAATCGATTCGTTATGGGTGGTTAATTGGATTCATTGGAAATAAGTCGTCACGACGAAGTTTATATAAAAGTAAGATGTGAACCGGGCGTAGCACAAGAGTTAAGTGATTATTTCACTTTCTTTGTACCCGGTTATAAATTCATGCCAGCTTTTAAGAATAAATTTTGGGATGGAAAGATTAGACTATTTAATCCATTAACATGCTTAATATACACCGGTCTTATACCATATATTGAAAAGTTTTGTAAGGAAAGAAACTATCTTATAGACTATATAGATGATTTTTCCTGTGAAGAATTTTCTTTGAAAGAAGCTAAAGACTTCGTATCAAAGATTAAACCCACAATGGAACCAAGAGATTATCAGCTTGAAGCTTTTGTTTATGCTGTTAGAAACAGAAGAGCTCTATTACTATCACCAACAGCATCTGGTAAATCATTTATCATTTACTTACTAACGAGATACTACAATGCCCGTACTCTTATTATTGTGCCAACTACTTCTTTGGTTAGTCAACTTGCTTCTGATTTTGCCGATTATGGCTTTGAATCTGATAGGTATGTTCATAGAATCTTCTCAGGACAAGATAAACAAACGGATAAACCAATCACAATCTCTACTTGGCAATCGATTTACAAACTTGATAAGAAGTATTTCGAACAGTTTGATGTGGTCATAGGTGACGAAGCTCACTTATTTAAAGCTGCTTCTTTGGCTTCTATTATGTCCAAGTTGCATCGTTGCCGTTATAGGTTTGGCTTTACGGGTACTCTCGACGGGACTCAAACCCATAGATTGGTTTTAGAGGGAATATTCGGAGCTGTAAAGAAAGTTACAACTACAGCCGAACTTATAGAACAAAAACATCTAGCAGATTTCAATATTAAAGCTATAGTACTTAAATATCCTGATGAGATTAAAAAGATGTTAAAAGATGCATCGTATCAGGATGAGATAGATTTTATCGTACGGAATGATGCTAGAAATAGGTTTATTAAAAACTTAGCATTGTCATTAGATAACGGAAATACACTATTACTTTTTCAGTATGTTGAGAAACACGGAAAAGTTTTATATGACATGATTAAAAATGATGCTGGCGATAGGAAAGTGTTCTTTGTCTCTGGCGAAATAGATGGAGAAGAACGTGAGCAGATTCGTAAGATTGTTGAGTCAGAAAAGAATGCAATTATTGTCGCTAGTTATGGGACTTTCTCTACCGGCGTTAACATTCGTAACTTGCATAACATTATATTTTCTTCTCCTTCGAAGTCAAGGATAAGAAACTTGCAATCAATTGGCCGTGGTCTTAGAAAATCAGAGACTAAAACAACCAGTACTCTTTATGATATATCTGATGATTTATCTTGGAAATCAAAGAAAAATCATACACTATTACACTTCATAGAGAGAATAAACATTTACAATGAAGAAAAATTTGAGTATAAGATATATACGGTAGGATTAAAAGCATGACGCATGTTCTAGTAAAACTCTCTAATAGAGATGATATCGTTGGCGTCTTAGACTCAGAAAATGATAATGCTGTAATCATTAAAGATCCAATGATTCTGGTAATAAAACAAGATGATAATGAAGAAGCCGGTGCAATACTAATAAATTACATACCATTTTCATCACAAAATTATGTAGCGTTGAATAAAACTAATATCGTATCAATAATTAATATAAACGAAGATATGATAAAGTATTATTTTGCTTCTAGAATCTATTGTTATAAAACTTTTGATAAAAACTTTACGGCAAATTTGAGAAGATCTACTGAATATTTAGAAAATTATCTTAATCAAAGAACAAGAAAAAAACCAAACATAAACGAAGAAACTATAAAGTTTTATATGTCTCAACCAGCTAGCAATACGGTAAATTAATGGCAACTAAACATTATGTTAATAACAAGACTCTTTATGAACACATGAAAGTGTATCATGAAAAGCTTGTTCTTTCTAAAGAAAACAATGAACCTAAGCCACCCATTCCTAACTACGTTGGAGAGTGTGTGCTTCTCATATGCACAAAGTTGTCATATAAACCAAACTTCATGAATTACTCTTATAGAGATGATATGATCGCAGATGGTATTGAGAACTGTATAGCTTCTGTGGATAATTTTAATCCAACAAAATCTACAAATCCATTTGCATACTTTACTCAGATTGCATGGAATGCTTTTCTTAGGCGCATCGCTAAAGAAAAAAAACAGACATACATTAAACACAAGAATTTTGAAAATCAGTTTACAAACGAAGAGATGGATTCTATATTCCATGATAGGCATGTTGCGACTGGAAGCCACACAAATGAATACTCTTCTGAGATCATTCGTTCTTTCGAAGAAAAAGAACTGTTGACAAAACAGAAGAAAAAGAATAAGTTAGAAGAACTCATGATTGATAATAATGTGGAGATTGAAGATGAACTTGAAGCATAATATGCATCTTGTTCCACAAATCGTTCAGGATCTTGTGGAAGGAGCATTTAATGAAACAAAGCATGAAAACGAAAGAACAAACTATTTGCATCGTCTAGAAGCAATTAGAGATTATTGTAATGCTGCGGTTATTAAGCATAACAATACTAAATTTACAACACCCTCTAAGAAGAAAAACTTTGTTAGATGAAAATTGCTTTAATTACAGATACCCATTGGGGTGTTCGAAATGACGGCATTGCTTTTCTCGATAATAATAAACAATTTATTAGCAGCATTTTTCTTCCTACTTTGGAACAGGAAGGAGTATCAACGATCTGCCATCTTGGTGATCTCGTTGACCGTCGTAAGTACATTAATATTAACACTGCTCGGCGTCTTCGACAAGATTTTCTGGACCCGATTGCTGGACGTAATTATGATGTGCATATCATCGCTGGTAACCATGATACTTACTATAAGAACACTAATTCAGTAAACGCTCTTAACGAACTCGTTAGGGGCCAATATCCGTTTCATATCTATGATCAACTGCCAAGAGAAGTTGACTTTGATGGTCTAATCGTTCTTATGCTACCATGGATATGTGATGAGAACAGAAAACTTTCATTGGAGAAGATTCGTGGAACAAACGCGCAAGTCTGTTTTGGACATTTGGAACTCGCTGGATTTGAGATGTACAGGGGGTCCATGGTGTCGCACGGTGACGATGCTAGCATTTTTAACCGTTTTGATCTTGTTTGCTCTGGTCATTATCATCATAAGTCCTCTTCTGGCAATATTCATTACCTTGGCAATCATGGTGAGTTTACTTGGAGCGATTATAATGATCCTAAGGGATTTCATATCTTTGATACGGAAACGAGAGATCTAAAATTTATTAGAAATCCATATACGATCTTTGAAAAGATATGGTACAACGATATTGATTATAGCATAGAAGATATTGCTTCTCATGACTATGAGAAATACAAGAATAAGATTATAAAAGTAATCGTACAAAACAAGACTAATCCATATTGGTTTGATATGTTTGTTGATAACCTAGAGAAGTGTGGTATCCTAGAGCTGCAGGTTGTTGAAGATCATCTTAACTTGAACTTAGAGCAAGATGAAGATATCATCAACGAAGCAGAAGATACACTTACTATCTTTAAGAATTATATTGGTCAAATTAATACGACCGATGATATCAAACAGAAGATAGAAAATACTGTACACTCTCTATACGCTGAGGCATTGTCTACTGAATGATTGTATTTAAAAAGATTAGATGGAAAAACTTCTTAAGTACCGGCAATCTCTTTACCGAGATAGAACTTAATAAGTCTGCGACTACACTCATCGTTGGTGAAAATGGAGCCGGCAAATCAACTTTGCTGGACGCATTGTCATTTGCGTTATTTAATAAACCATTTAGAAAGATTAATAAGCCACTATTACTTAACTCTATTACTAAGAAAGATCTTGTTGTAGAGATTGAATTTTCTATTGGTCCTAATAACTATAAGATTATTAGGGGAATAAAGCCAAACTTATTTGAAGTTTATCAGAATGGTTCATTACTTAACCAGTCAGCAGATAGCAAAGACTATCAAGAAATTCTTGAGAAGCAAATTCTTAAGATTAACTTCAAATCTTTCTGTCAAGTGGTAGTACTTGGTTCTGCTTCATTTGTTCCATTCATGTCATTGCCTACTGGACAACGTAGAGAAATTATTGAAGATCTTCTTGATCTTCAAATCTTTACAAGCATGAACACTATTCTCAAACAGAGGATTACAACTAATGCTGAAGATCTTATAAAGCAAGAAGCCAATAAAAAGATAGTTGAAGAAAAGATAAAGCTTGTTAAAACACATCTTATCGAACTACAAAATAATAATGAAAAGATTATCAGTGAAAAGAACGAAAGAATAGATCAGACTAATACACAGATCAATGGACTTAATGAAGATTATTGGTCTCTAAGAAATAAGAGAGAATCTTTAGAAGAAAAGATGATCGATGAGAAAGAACTATCTTCTTCTATGAAAAAGTTGACCGCTCTTAAACACAAATTCGAAGCTCACCTCTCATCACAAAAAGAACAGATAAAATTCTTCACTGATCATGACAATTGCCCCACATGCAAACAAGAGATTGATGAATCTTTTAAATGTGACATGGTCAATAATAATGAAGAAAAAATAAAAGAACTAGAAGAGAATCTAGAAGTAGTAGCAAAAAATTATGTAGAAACAAATGATAAGATTAATCAGCTCATGAACATACAGAGCGATATTAATAGTATTAAAATGGATGAGCATAAATTGGCTACAAAGATATCATCTCTTGTTGAATATAGAACACAACTTGAGAGTGAGATTAATAATATTAAAAAGAATGTAACTGAAGATAACTCTGATCAACTAACTAAACTCGTAGATGAACTCAAAGAAGCAGATGATTTATTGAATGAATTGCACGATTTGAAACAGACATATCAGGCTGTCTCAGTATTGTTGAAAGATGGTGGTATTAAAGCTAAAATAATTAAGCAATATATACCTATTATTAATAAGCTTATTAATAAGTATCTGTCGTCTATGGACTTCTTCGTTCAGTTTGAACTTAATGAGGAATTTAATG